TGGAGCAATGCGAATTGGGGCACTAAATGGAACGCATACGAGCAACATAAAGAAGGGGAAACGATATTCTTTCAAACCGCATGGAGCACCCCGCTAGAAGTTGTTGAGAAACTGAGCGTAAAATTTCCAGGCGCAACGTTCAACGTTCAATATGCCGACGAAGATTTAGGGTATAATTGCGGAGAATATACAGTAATAAACGGGCAAATTGTGGAGCACTTCAGAGGAAACGGAAACAAAGACTCCAAAACATTTGCCTGTGAAATTTGGGGATACGAAGAAGAAGAAGAACCTACATATATTTTAGATTAAAACAGAGGGGGGGCGCGCATCCGTAACGCGCAAAAAAAAACAAACGACATGAACAAACTAACAGAAGACATAAAAAATTCAATTCCAGAAGACACCTCGATCTTTGACCTGGCAGAATCTATAGGCGAAATAATTATCGAGGAATACGGAGAACATAACTACAAACATTTCGTAGAAACAATATGCAAGAAACTAGCATCAGGGATCAACTCGAAAATAGCCATGGAAATACTTAGAGCAAACGGGTACTATTCAACAAACCTCTGGCATATTGATGACATAGTAAAAACATTCGACCATGAATAGACAAGAACTAAAAGAAATCACATTTTTAGTGATTTGTGGCCTGCTTTCACTCATCACAATTATTCTAACAATAAATAAACTAATTTTATGACAAACGAGAAACAAACTGAAATCAGAAGATTTATGTCGTCAAACTGGATGCTTGAATCTGATATCGACAACTGTACTCATCTCCTGGATCGAATAGCCCGCGCAAAGTATTCAGCCATGCAACTTCTATGGAAAGAAATGAACACGACTACCGAGGCGGGAAGAAAGTACAGGCACCTTGGCGAATTCAAACGGCAGGTGGTGATTCCCGAACTGACCAAGAAACTGATGTGGACTCTATATAGGTACGGCTATGCTGAAAATAATTGATGCACTCATCTGCAAACTACTTTGTTGGTTGGCTAAATAAGTTTAATTAACATAGAATTAGCCGTCATTACTAATGTTTTACTAAATTTGCTAATCAAATGACAAGGATATACAAAACAAAATCAGGGTACGAAATCAAAAAAGATACTGGAGAAGTTTATGCAATTATCGAAATGGGCGTAGACAAGAAACCAATGGTAAAGTACCTTGGAAAGTTCTCCGATAGATGGACACCTTCGGGCAGCCTTGTCAAGGGTATACCAAACCATATCAAACAAATCTTCTTTAATATACAACGAACAAAATGAACTGGAAACTAGATCAACTTTGGAACGAGTGTGTTTACTCGAACCAACGCCCGTTAGAACCACGGGACTACTGTTATGCATCTGAAATAGGACAGCCGCTCGTTGATCGGTACCTCAAGATGAGGGCGGAGAAACCAACCAATCCTCCCAACATGAGGAGCCTTCGGAAATTCGAGGCGGGCAATCTCACCGAGTGGATTGTTCGCTTTGTTCTACAACGCGCGGGCATCATTGTCAACGAGCAACAACGTGTAGAAACTAACTACGAGGGATTGCTCCGCGTATCGGGTCGCCTTGACTTCCTTGCGGGCGGATTCGTGGACATCGACAAGGCACGGGAGGATATCAGCTCGTCCCAACTTCCGGAGTCCATCCAGGCATCCTCACTCTACATCGCGGAGAAACTACACGAGAGATTCGGTACAACGCCGCTTGAGAAGAAAGTCCTTGAGATTAAGTCGTGCTCATCATTCGTCATGGACATGATGGAGAAGACGGAGAAACCAATCAAGCACCACCGACTCCAACTCTTCCACTACATGAAGGGACTTGGACTAAAGGGTGAACTCGTGTACATCTGCAAGGACGACCTACGGATGATATGCTTCCCCATGTCAGCAACTGAGGAACTGGAGGCCGAATACATAGCCGACCTCAAGAAACTAACCGAGTACATCAAGTCGGACACGCTTCCTCCACTTGAGAATCTAATCGTGGTGGAGGATGGCAAGTTCAAGAAGAATCTGGGCATTGAGTACTCCAACTACCTACAGCTATTGTACGGATTCGAGACACCAAGGGACTACGCAGATTCGGTGAAGTCACAGGTCGCAAGGTGGTCACGCGTGGTCACACGTTACGCCAAGGGCGAGTCCATCACCAAGAAGAACGAGGAGGTACGCGCAGAAATCGAACGCGCTGGATACGACTTCCTCCAGATAGTAGAACAAGCCAAGTCATCGGGCTACGTTGATGACGAAGAAACAAACTAAACAACATGAAAGTAAAGCCGTCCATTGACGAACTGAAAGAAAGGCGCCTGGACATACTGAACCTATTCAACCACGCCAAGACAAACTACGTTAGAAGAGACCTTCACTACAAACTGAAGAGCATCAACAGAGACCTTTTTACAATAACCAAAAACAGTATTTACTTATGATGATTGACAAGAACGTGCCTATGCCAAAGGCCAAGGCGAAACTAAAGTACCCATTCAAAGAGATGGAGGTCGGTGATTCATTCGAGATTCCATGCACCGAAGAAACTAAAAAGGATATGCAGGTCAAGATTGCATCCTCATCCGGAGCATACGGAAGGAAGAACAAGTGTAAGTTCATGACACGCCAAACCGACAATGGAATAAGAGTATGGAGAACAAAATGAGACACCACGCTGTGGTCACTCCTCAGGGGGCGTTGAGGCTTCAAAACCGAACGCTCTTTGAGGAATCCATCCGCAATATGTCAAGGGACGCAGACTACCCCGTAGTGGTTGAGGTTAGACCACGCAAGAGGTTCCGATCCGACGTGCAGAACGCATACTACTGGGGGGTCTGTGTTCACATGGTATGCCAACGACTCCGAGAGATCGGTCACGACGTTGACAAGGACTTGACGCACGAGTTTTTGAAGGGGAGATTTCTTTACACCGAGATGATTGACCCAGAAACTAATGAGGTCATGAAGATTCCACGCAAGACATCGGATCTTTCAACGCAGGAGTTTATTGACTACACCGAACAGGTAAAGCAATTTGCTGCTGAGAAACTAGATTTATACATACCAGATCCAAACGACTCAGAACATGAATAAGGAATTAAGACTTAAATTTTGGACAGAAGTAGCCGAATATTGCGCTGTAGACAAGGGAGTGGACATTGAGTACATAAAGCCATGGCAAATACGTTTAAAGGGCTTAAATTACAGCATTGATCTGTACCCAGTGAGCGAGAAGGTGAACATAGTTGGAACGCTTGAGTATCCTATTGTTGAAGATATTGAGGCTTTTTTAGATACTATATCTCTTTAGGATATAACACCCCCTATACCGCCTGAAATAACCCTATTAAGAGAGTTAACCAAGACGATTTTCCCCACCTTCAAGCAAAAATGGGTACGAGCCAATTCAACCTATCCGCATACCGTGACGGAATCCAAGGCACGGGGGTTCGAGATACCTCGTTGCTTCAGTATGGTCCATGTTGTCGGGGTGCGGGACATCGCATGGAAATTGCTTGGATTGATTCTCCCCTTCTTGGTCAAGTCCTTATCGGCAAAATTCAAGAGAGGCTTGAGTTGTATGACAATGAATCTTTCATTCTCCGCCATAGACTGCTTGGACGGAACGGGTGAAACACTTTTAAGACCGCTTGACATAAATAAAAAAAGCCTCGTGTGGAAGACCGAGGCTTGGGGAAAGGTTTTTATTCCTTCTTCCTTGCCTTTTGCCGCTTCCACGCACCAAGAGACAAGGATTATCTTTAGCAAATGTACGCAAGATCAGTAACCAAAGTCAAGAATTATTAACAAGAATAAAAAAAAAGAGAAAAAGTTTTGACAGAACACCACGCGAGGTTTATATTCGCAACAAATTAATTACAATGAAGAAACTATTTATCACATCATGCCTTGCCGTTATCACGTTGATAGCGCAGGCTCAGAGCACATTCATCCGCACCTACTCAATGCATCGCGGGGAGTACATCAATGACGACTGGGAGTTTGATGAGGGCATTCCATCCAGCACACTCGTTGAACTTGGTGATGCGAAGGTTGTGTTGCACACGGAGAACGCGCACACCTATCACCTCCTTAAGACCGACTACGAGAGCGAGACACTCACCACATGGTACGCCGTAGATGAGAAGGGCAACTCGTGTGTGTTCTACTTTGGAATCACCGACGACAGCACACTATATGTAATGTTTGAGTACGGACAGAAGAGCGTACTTTTTTATGGAAACTCAGAAAAATAAAACAGATATGACAACCAAGATTGACACCATTGAATTTGAGGAGTTCGCTCCAGAGCGTGACCTCTGCAAGTACTGTGATGCCGCAGAACTGAGCGGCATGGTTGAGAAACGAATCACTAAACTATACCTCTCGTTTGAACGCGAGGAGGATGTAGAGATTGACGAGGAGAATATACACTACGAGGCACGGCAGATTGCAAAGTACTGCGAGTGCTGTTGGAAGGAACTAATAGCAGACCTTGACCACTAAAAACTTACACACATGATATCAATTACATCTAAACCAATCAAGAAAACAGAAGTATTTTTGGGAACAATCGTGATGGCTGTTCCCCACACAAACAATACGACATGGGAATTCGAATTAAGACGCACAACCAATGGGACAAACAAGGACGAGGTCATTCCTATCGGTGTGATAGAAACTCTATCAAGGGAGTACGAGATGGACGACTACACACACGGCTTTGTTGTGGACATCGAGTCGGTCATCGTGCGGACAGTCCTTGCGAATCTATCCAAGGAACTAATCAACTGGCGATAAGAGATGAAGGTGAAGAATAAACGCTGTAAGATCTGCAAGGACTCATTCCTTCCGCAGTATAGCTCACTCCAAGCGACCTGCACTAAATCAGAGTGCGTGGTCGCTTGGTCTAAGAAGACCGAGGAGAAGAAGTCCAAGAGAGAAATCAAGGCCATGAAGGAGCGGGTCAAGTCCGTGTCCCAATGGCGCAAGGAACTACAGCAGGTGTTCAACACATTCATCAGGCTCAGGGATCGCGGCAAGCCGTGTATATCGTGCGGCAAACAGCTCCAAGGTAAGTATGATGCCGGCCATTATTTTTCCGTTGGTTCCTACCCAAATCTTAGGTTCCATGAACTGAACGTCCACGGCCAATGTGTTGAGTGCAACCAGCACAAGCACGGCAATCTCCTTGAGTACACCGAGGGAATCACAAAGCGGATTGGGAAGACGAGACTCGAAGAATTGAAGGCGATCAGAAACGACAGACTCAGCCTCCCTCTGGACATGATTAAGGAGGAAATCGAAAGATACAAGAAATTAATAAAACAAATGAGCAAATGACAACACAAGACATCAAACAAAACATCAAAAGACACGAGACCTGTATAGAAATTCTAGAAGGGATAAACCACTACAAGAGAATGATCTCCCATAGATGGGATTCAATCAACGGATTCCCTGGTGAGTTCCCATCGCTTCGAGCCAAATACGTCCACGACGTTGACATATACCAGAGGTGTATTGCACGGCTCTCAAGTCGATTTAACAGCATGATGAACCAAATAAAAATACAGCCATGAGCAAGGATCAAATGAGAAGCACAATAGACGACATGACGCACCAAGAGAAGCTTCACTTTATGTACGACAAGATAAGTGACGTGGACAAGTTAAAGGAACGGCTGTTCATCTTAGCAGCCAAGAGATCCATCGTCCCCTCCATCCAGGACAGCGCAGAGATGCGGGTGATCCTTGAGAGGTTGTATGCCGTGACTGAGGATTCTATATTCAAGTTCAAATAGCAAATTTGTACCCGATACGGTATGATCCGATAAGGTATGATAAACAACACAAACAAAATGAAAAAGCAAACAGCAGTTGAATGGTTATTTGCACACCTATTACCATTCCTTGAGTTCTCTGACACAAAGGAAAGAGAACACTTTAGAAAGTGTTTAGCAGAAGCCAAAGCAATGGAGAAGGAGCAGATAATGGAAGGTTATATAATGGCTTTATTAGATGGAGATGCTAAGATAAGAAGAGATGCAGAAGATTACTACAACGAAACATACGGAGGTGACAAATGAAATCAACACTTTTCTTTTCTTTTTTGAGCGATGGCAAAAATAATTTTGAAAAAATTAAAA